CAACGAATAATGACCACACAGCAATTGCTCCAATGGCTAACTTTAAGATTTCTATCCTTGTCCCATTGCTTGACAATGAGGGCAACCTTGCTGGCATAGAAGCCGACATAATTCGTGTCTTTGCGCTCTTAGAAGCCTCCAGCATTGTATTTAACGTAGGAAGCGTCAGCGCGCCAAGCGTGTTGTCAATCGCTTCTGGAGATTTACTGACTTGCGACATTGCAATCAGTACCCTTACGGAATGGAGCTAATCGATGGACGATTGGACAAAGGAGCAAGCCGACTTTCTAATCAAGATTGGTCAGCTTCCACAGGCAACACAAGCACCAAAACCAACATCTAAGAAAGAAGAGGAATAACCTAAATGGCAGTATTCATGAGCAATGGAGTAGTTTTAACTGTCAATGCAGTTGATCTCTCAAACCACGTCACATCTGTAACACTTAACCGCTCATTCGATGAACTCGAAGTAACAGCAATGGGTGATTCAGGTCACAAATTCGTCAAGGGTCTAGAGGCTTCTTCAGTCACTATTGATTTCCTCAACGATACAGCTACAACGAATGTTCTCCAGACACTTCAGGCACAATGGGGCAACAACGCTACAGTTACACTCAAGCAGACTTCTGCTGCAACCTCAGCGACAAACCCTCTTTACACAATGACTTGCCTTATCAACAACACAACCGACATCAACGGTGCAGTTGGCGATCTATCAACTCAGTCTGTAACTTGGAACGTCTCTGGTACAGTAGCAATCACAACTTCCTGATAACTAACTAAGGGGCTAAAAATGGCAAAGCTAAAGGTAACAAGGGCTGACAATTCAGTAACAGAGTACGAAATTACTCCACTGATTGAGTATGCCTTCGAGCAATACGCCAAGAAGGGCTTTCACAAAGCTCTTATAGAAGACCAGAAGCAGTCAGACGTGTACTGGCTCTGCTGGGAAGCAATTAGGCGTTCAGGTGAAACAGTCAAACCTTTCGGGGAAGATTTCCTTTCAACGTTAAAAAGCGTGGAAGTGCTGGAATCTGACCCTTTAGGGTAGATCGGAACTCCCTCACCTATCTCGCAGCTCGCTTGAGTTACGAGTATGGAGTTCCGTTCAATACCATTATTGAATTGCCTTCGATGGCGTTCAAAGCACATCTAGAAGTCCTCAGGGACATAGCGAAGGAGCGAAGCGATGCCAGTAAAGCTGCAAGGCGCGGTCGCTCTTAGGAAAGCAATTAAAGAGTTTGAACCTAATCTCTCAAAGGAAATTACTAAAGAGATAGCTTCATTCCTCAAGCCTGTAACAAGCAAGGCTCGTGGCTTTCTTCCTAGCAATGACCAAGCACCTTCAGGCTGGCTACAACAGCCCAATGCTAAAGGTCGATGGTCAACTCGTTTCTACGATGCTGGCATTGCTCGCCGTGGAATTACATACAAGACAAGTCCAAGCAAGAGCAATCGCAGAGGCTTTAGGTCTTTGGCTTCTGTCTTGAACAAGTCTGCGGCTGGAGCAATCTACGAAACAGCAGGGCGCAAATCTGGTATTACTGGAAACTTTACACCTCGTTTGAACGGTCAGCTTGTAGGCAGAAATCAGAAAATGACAGGTCGAGCAATCTTTAGAGCCTTCGATGAAGATCGTGGCAAAGCGCAAGATGGCGTTCTCAAGGCAATAGAGAAGTCTGCCGCTAAGTTCAATGCTAAGACTGGACACATTAAATGAGCGAATTAAGAGTAGATATTGCCTCCGAGTTTATTGGCCGCAAAGCTTTCTTTGAGGCTAGTAAAGCAACCAACACACTTGAGAAGCAAGTAAGCAAGTTAGGCAAAAGCCTTGGTATAGCACTTGGTTCTGCCGCAATGATTTCTTATGGCAAGGCAGCAGTTAAAGCCTTTGCAGCAGATGAAGCAGCAGCACGGCGTCTAGCAACGGCAGTTGATAACCTAGGACTCTCATTTTCTCAGGCTAAAGTCGCCACCTTTATAAAGGATTTAGAGACTTCTTCCAATATCGCCGATGATATTCTTCGCCCAGCGTTTCAAGCTTTATTGACCACTACGGGATCATTGACTAAGTCTCAAGAACTTCTCAATAATGCTATCCAAATCTCACGAGCAAGTGGCATAGATTTAGCAACAGTCTCACAAGACCTTGCCTCTGGTTATGTGGGAATTACTCGCGGACTTAAGAAGTACAACACAGGTCTTACTCAAGCAGAACTCAAGTCAAAGTCATTTGCTGACATTCTTGGAATTATGCTTACTAAGTCTGCTGGAGCTGCAAGCGCATATCTTGAGACTACTCAATACAAGCTTGATGCTTTAGCACTGGCAAGCAACAACGCCAAGGAGACAATTGGCAAAGGTCTAGTAGATGCCTTTGCTCTTATGGCTGGTGGCACACAGACTTCAGATGCTGTCAAAGCAATTGACAATATAGCCAAGGCAATTAATGGCATAGCAGTAGCAACAGGCTTTGCAATCGGTGGCTTGGTCAGACTTTATAAGGGTCTTGACTACCTCACTTCATTTGGTCACCTAACTGGTGCTAACGGATCACTTGCTGGCATGTTGGAAAACAAGCCTTCAAGCAATCGCTCTAAGTCTCCAGCAGGAACTTATGCTCGTAATCAGCAATCAATCGCAGCAGAAGCGGCAGCAGCTAAGCGAGCGAAGGAATTGGCAGCACTTACAGTCAAGCAGGTTAAAGCTCAGAAAGAACTTACAGCACAGCAGAAGCAACAGGCCGCATTAAAGAAGTCTCAAAGCATCTTTGATTTAGAACAGATTCAAATTATTGCTGCACTTAAAGGCAATATCTCTGAAGAAGATAGAATGCGTCTTGAGGCACAAGCTGCAATCCTTAACGGAAATGCTGACCTGGCGACCAAACTTACTAAAGATATCCTTATGGCTCAGGACTCTACTGGCAAACTCTATCAATACTTTTTATCCATTCCAGATGCTAAAAATCCTTTTGGTTATTTAGATCAATGGATTCTTGACTTTCAAAAGAAATTAAATGCTCTCACCACGACTACAACCTCGACCTATACTCCAGCAGGGTTAGCCCCTGAACTGGCTGCTATGGGCGTTGTAGCAGGGTATGGAGACTATGCTGGCTCTGTTGCTAATCAAGCAAGTAATGTGGACTTCCCTTCTTATGGCATGCAGACAGGTGGTGGAGACACCATCATCAATGTCCAAGTTGCTGGCAATATTATTCGTGAGCAGGAACTTATTGATAAAGTCCTAGCAGGAGCGCAGCTTTCAAGTCTTTCAGGTTCACCATCTCAAATTGGTAGAATCGCAGGTATGTTCGGCTAATGGCACTCCCAGCGCAGATAGCTGTTTCCTTTGACTTTACTAACGGCGCAACCTTTGGTTATGACGGCTTCGTTATTGGCGATTCAAAATACGGAATCTTAGGAACTTCAACTCTAGGAACTTCAAGTTCTCCAGAACCTACTGTTGATCTAACTCCTGATGTTTATGAAATTAGCATTACCCGTGGTCGTAATATCCAGCGAGACCAGTATGAGGCAGGACAATGCACAGTCAGAGTTCTAGACCCTCTCAGTTATTTTAACCCTCAAAACACATCAAGTCCTTATTATGGAAAACTTGTACCGCTTCGCAAAGTGCGTGTCTCTGCAACGACCAGCACTACTCAGAAGTACCTATTTTCAGGATATGCAATTGAGTACCGTTATACCTATCCAGTTAATCAAGAGACTGGCTATGTAGATATTGTCTGCCAAGATGCTTTTCGTCTTTACAATATGGCTAACGTAAGCACAATTACAGATACAGGCGCAGGACAGGACACTGGAACTCGCATAGGAAAAATACTTAATCAGGTTTCATTCCCTGCTTCAATGCGTACAATCGCTACAGGTGCTAATACTTGTATCGCAGACCCAGGAAACAACCGCACGAGCCTTCAAGCCATTAAGAACGTTGAGTTCTCGGAGACTGGAGCGTTCTATATGGATACTTCTGGCACAGCAGTCTTTAAGTCTAGAGCGCAGGTCATGGCTTCTCTAGCTTCTACTCCAACAGCTTTTAATCAAACTGGTGGAATTCCTTACAAGAACCTCAAGTATGCCTTTGATGACAAGCTCATTATTAACCAAGCGAATTTAGGGCGCGTAGGCGGCACGGTTCAAGTTGTTACTAATCAAACTTCAGTCGATAAATACTTTCCTCACTCGGTCACACAGACAGACCTTGTAGCTGAGACAGATACAATTGTTTCCAACATAGCCAAGGAATACATTGCTACCCGTCAAGAGACCACTATCCGCATTGACGAGATGACGGTCGATCTCTTAGATCCTTTAGTACCAACCGACACAATGCTGGGGCTGGATTACTTTAGCAATTTGCTTATTACTAACATTCAGCCCGATGGTTCAACCATCGTAAAGAATCTACAGTTTCAAGGCATTAACTGGTCTATTACGCCTAACAAGATGACCTGCAATATTACAACGCTTGAGCCAATAGCCGATGGCTTCATCGTTGGAAGCTCGTATTACGGTATAATCGGCACATCTACATTGGGTTACTAGGAGATATAATGGCATCAGGACTACCAGCAGCAACAGGCGATATTCTTACCGCCGCTACCGTGAATGGTCTAGTGACCTTTACTCTTAATGCGCAGTCAGGCGGGACTTATACTGTCGCTAACGCTGACCTTTACCAATCTCTTGTCCAGGCTACAAACGCCTCAACTAAGATTATTACTATTGCTCCAGACTCAACTCTTACTTCTGCTGCCGTAGGTAGCGCAATCACTTTCCTTAATTCAGGTGCTGGGCTTCTTACTTTTGCTGCTGGAGCAGGCGTAACAATCGTTTCTGCTGGAACGGTCTCAGCCGCACCTACATTGGCACAATACAAGAGTTGCGTTGCTATTCGCATCTCCGCTAACAGTTGGACTATTGTAGGCGCGATTTCATAATGATTGGCGCAATTACAACAGGGTTGTTTGGTGCGCCAGTACCACCAACTCCAACCGTAACGGGTGGCACACTTTATACTTCTGGTGGCTATAACTATCGAGTATTTACTGCTAATGGAACTCTTGGTGTTTCAACTTCAACTTTAACTGCTGACGTACTTGTAATTGCTGGCGGTGGCGGTGGTGGATCATGGGCTTCTGCTGGTGGTGGAGCTGGTGGAGTTTGCTATCAAGTTGGTCGTTCAATTTCTGTTGGTTCTTATAGCATCGTTATTGGCGGTGGCGGTTCTGCTTCAGGCAATGCTGACGGTACTAATGGCGTAAACACAACTTTAGATACAATCACAGCCCTTGGCGGTGGAGGTGGTTCTTATATTAACGGCGGTGCTGGACTTAACGGCGGTTCAGGCGGTGGCGGTGGTTTCGGTAAAGCTGGGGGCACAGCAACACAAGGTAATTCTGGTGGAGCAACTGGTTATGGATACGCTGGTGGAACTGCTGCAGCTGCTGCAAATTATGGTGCTTCGGGCGGTGGTGGTTCAGGCGGAATTGGTGGCTCACCTGTTGGAACAAACGTGGGAGCAACTGGCGGTGCTGGACTTAATACATGGTCATCATGGGCTTCAGCAACATCGACTGGCGTAAGCGGTTATTACGCTGGCGGTGGAGGTGGTGGTGGAGATTCAGGAAGCGGCACAGGCGGTTCAGGCGGTGGCGGCACAGGCGGTATTGGCACTTCTGCTAATGGAACTGCTGGAACAACAAACACAGGTTCAGGCGGCGGTGGAACACGCGCTGCAAGTCCTAATGTCGGTGGCGGTGGCGGTTCAGGAATTGTAATTGTGAGGTATCCAGTATGAGTCATTGGGCAGAAGTTGATGCAAGCAATAAAGTTATTCGCGTTGTCGTTGGTGATAACAATGATCCTAACGGCGATGAAGGCTACCAATGGCTTCTCGATAATCTCGGAGGCAGTTGGTTAAAGACTTCCTACAACAATAAGATTCGCTATAACTACGCAGGAATTGGCTTTACCTATGATCCAATAGATGATGCTTTTATTGCACCTGCTCCATGCGAGCATAAAGAATTAACTCTCAACTCACAGAAGCGATGGGAATGTTCTAATGAAGCCCATACTCTGTAAAGCTGGACAACAGCTTAGACTCCAAGTCGATGATAGTTACCCAGATAGAGATCGCACCTCAGACGGCTGGATTGGCAACACTCGTCATCAGGCACGTCCTTCTGACCACAATCCTGATGCAGAAGGTATCGTCCGAGCCATTGACATTGACAGGGATTTATCTGGCAAAGCAAAGCCAGACCTCATGCCTGACCTTGCGGATCAACTACGACTCTGCGCAAAACGTGGCGATAAGAGAATTAGTTACATTATCTTCGATGGCAGAATCGCATCGTCTAAGAAAGCTTGGGCTTGGCGTCCTTACACTGGGTCTAATAAGCACAATCATCATTGCCATATTAGCTTTACCAAGAAGGGCGATGCAGATGGCTCGTTCTTTAATGTACCCATGATAGGTGGAACAGCATGAATATGAAACACCCAGCAATAATCTCAGTCGGAGCGTTCCTAGCAGTATGGGGTACAACCTCTAACTTTGCTCTGGACTATCGCGCAATCCTTGGTTCAATCGTTGCAGGTGTATTCGGATACGCCACGCCTAAAAAATGAGCGCAGTAGATTATGCTGCTTGGGCTGTGGGTGTTATCACTGTGCTTGGTGGTGTTGCTTCATATACCCAGTTCATGATTAAGCATTACCTGACAGAGCTAAAGCCTAACGGCGGCTCAAGCATTAAGGATCAGGTCAATCGTTTAGAAACGCGTGTCGATACCATAATCGAGATGTTAGGTAAGTAACACTTATCTTATGGCAAGAACTAAAAAGGTCATTGACCTAGATGCTTACTCAGCTCTAGACCAATACTGCATTGCTCTGCACGTTTATTACACCAGTCTGCGCAAGGCTGGCTTCTCTACTGATATGGCTTTCTGGCTTCTACTAGATCGTGAGTCCTATCCTGACTGGATTCTGCCAGTCAAGCCCATCGAGAAAATATCGGGTAATCCCTACGAGGACGATGACGAGGACTGATGAAGAAAATCGTAATCCTGAGCGACTTGCAAGTGCCCTACGAGGACATACATGTAACTCAGAACATAGCACGATTCCTCAAGACCTTCAAGCCAGACCAGACAGTTACCATAGGTGACGAGATTGACTTTCAGACTATAAGCAAGTGGTCTGAGGGTACGCCTCAAGCCTACGAGCAGACCCTTGGCGATGACCGAGACCAATGCGTACAGCTTCTCTGGGAGTTAGGCGTTACAGACTGCATACGATCTAACCATACGGATAGAATTTATAACATAATCATGAAGAAGATTCCTAGCTTCTTGTCCTTGCCAGAGCTGCGCTTTGAAAAGTTTATGAAGTTTGACGAACTAGGGATAACCTTCCACAAGAATCCAATGGCGATTGCTCCTAATTGGATTGCAGTCCATGGCGACCATACGCCTATCAAGCAACTAGGCGGTCTCTCAGCCCTTGAAGCAGCCCGTAGGCATGGCAAGAACGTCATCTCAGGACATACTCACAGGGCAGGGCGTAGTGCCTTCACAGAAGCCTCTGGAGGCCGTATAGGGCGTGTTCTACATGGTGTTGAGGTAGGTAATCTAATGGACTTTAGACAGGCTGGATACGTCAAGGGAACGGCTAATTGGCAGCAAGCCTTTGCAATCATGTATGTCAAGGGCAGTAACGTGCAAGTGGACATAATCCACATTGAGAAGAACGGCACGTTTATAGTCCAAGGCAAGGTCTATGGAAGGGTTCGCTAGACCAGACTTCGGAGACGAGACTGTGGATGAAATCGTTATCGTTTCGTTATACAAGTTTGGCTTCTGTCAGCTATACCTGATGTAATACTTCTGTCGTACACGAAATACGGCGTACAGAAGGGCTAACATGAACACAGATCATGCACTTATCCTGATGGGATTGGTTGGCATATTTACTGGTTATCTCCTTGGCTATGCCAAGGGACACGAACACGGCAAGATTGCAGGGCGTATTGCCCTACGCAAGTCACAGCGTCAGCTTCAGCAGGTGGGTCGATGAATGCTAGAGACTACCTCAACGAAGCGAGAGCTACTATCCAAGACCGAGGACTTGATTACGGTCACCCTAGCGACAATATGCAACGCA